CATTGGCTTTTCTTTTTTCTTGTCAGAAGCATGGTGTGTTCTAACTACCACATCAGACGCATCTTCTTTTTGTTCAGCCTCAATGCCAGTAGATCTATGTAAGTCTCCAGGTTTGGATGTCCAATGTACTGAATGAATTTTATGTCCATTTTTCTCTGCTTGTGATTTAATATCAGCTGCAGCAGCTTTGGCTTTATCATTTAACTTTTTATAATCATTAGGATGTAAAGTTGCTTTAAGTTTATCGTGCGCTTGTTCTGGACTATCACCATTAATGTCTGGGTGTTTTTCCATATGCTTGCCACCATTGAGATGATAACCAGTTAAGAGTTCATGCATAACACCTTGTGTGTTTGCAGATACTTTACCTTCAACTGCATCTGATCCGTGACCAAGAGCATCTTTCTTTTCGATGATCAATTCTTCATCGATCTTTTTTAAGATCTTTTCTAAGTCTTTATTTTCGTCTAGAAATCTTTTTAATTTTAGCATACTGGTTCCTAATGTGCATAAACACCTGATCCAACTTCAAGATAAAACTTTGCTTCGTTGGCAGGTGGTGGTCTTAATTTAGTTCTTATTTGAAATATTGGTGATTGTGTTTTCTTATCCATAAACACCAAGTTGTTTCCCTTTTCTACTACATAGAGAATTGCTTTTTCTTCAATCTCTTTAAAGTATTCTGTTGTTATCTCTTTCACTTTACCCTTCTGTATGTCAACAACATCAGCAAGGTCATCACCAAATATACCTTTACCTAAAAATGCTAATGCATCTTTTGTAAATGTTTTCGAACCAGATTTTGCAGTTATCTCTTTCTTCAAGTCATTGTACATAGATGTTATCATCTCAAATTTTGCTGCTTGTTCTGCTGGTCCATTAAATGCTTTGGATAGTCTCTCGTATTTAGTTTTGGCATCCCACTTAATTTTTAACGCATCAGCAATATCCAACATACCACGATATGGAGATAAGTTTGCAACTGTAACACTCTCAGACTTTAACGAGAATGGTATAGTTCCACCATGTATCTTTTTAGTCTTACCTTTAGCAGTGGCATAAATGTCTAATGACACATCGCCTTTAATTGCTCCACCACTAGATTCTCCAGCGATACCATCAGCAATCACATTGAAGTCTACAACCTCACCAACATTGTTATCTAAAAACTGGTTTACTACTGTTGTGACTCTTCTACTATAAGAACCATAATCAATTGATTTGATAAGCTGATCAATTTTCTTATCGATGTGTCCGATATCTTTAGATGACTTATAGTAGATGGTGTTATAGTCTTTACCGAAAGCACCAACAACAGACTCTGGTTTTAGGCGCATTTCAAACCCAACATTAAAGATGTCAGGTGGTCTGTTACCCTTCTTTCGAGTAACCCCAGAAGCAACAGCCATTTTAAAACGACCAGTATTGAACAGCTTTGTGTCAATCTGAGTTCGTATTTTATTCAGTTTAGTCTTATCGACTTTACCATCTACAATGAACAAAGCGAGACCGATGGTAAATATACCCTCGATCACATCACCCTCGTTTATTTTACCTGCCATCAATCTCTCCAGAACAAAGTTTCTGGATTATTTAGGCTATTTGTATGCTCTAATTAGTCTGTCGTATTTACGATCCCACTTGCCGATCTGGTCAATGATCTTTCGTGGTGCTCCATTGTTTCGGAAATCGTAATTGAATGTCTTTAAGACATAGTGTAGAGTTGAAGAATCTCGTTTCTTTTTAGAACGAGACAGTAGAGTATTAATATCTACATTTGGATGACGCATTTTGAAGTCGATGTAAACACAATGTGCGTATGCTTGTATTTCATCGAACTCAGATAGGTATCTTCTCTCAGCGTCTTTTTTGGCTATACCTACCCTTTTATATGGAACCACATAATTGCTCCATTCGTCAGATCTTCTATCGTACTGCATGAAATGAATAATTTCATGCATAAGAGTTTGGATTAGTCTATACTTAAATCTGTCCCAAGATTTGTCTGTGAATGGAAAGTGGTCAAATGAGATACTATGTATTATAAGAACACATTGTCGATCACTTGGTTCATAGGCTCCACTTACTGGGATATATGTATCGTATATTTTATTGTTGGATTTGACTGGGATCCACTCAACCCTAGTTCGCCATTTTTTACAGTAGTTGGCAAGACCTTTAGAATCATTACGATACTTGTCTAGGTCTTTCCAAACCTTTGCAGGTACTAATTTAGCTCTGAATGGTTGCTCGTAGAAATTGAGCATATCCATCCAATTGAAGTTTGCAGATTCTAGGAAATTCATTTTTAATCCCCAGAAAGTCTCGCATTACTTCAGATGGTTCTCCAAGAATGCGAGGACTTTCGCCTGTTCCTCTAAGTTAGTGTTTGGAAACTCAATGATATAAGACATCAGATCAAAGTTTGAAAGTAGATTACTATATTTAGTCTCTCGCCCTCTTAGGAATTGTTCGGACTGGTCTGAACCCCTATCCTTGTATCTCTGCTCTAGGGTCTCTTTCGGTGCTTTTAGATAGACCACCAAGAGGTCTGTATTTGGGAGTCCCATGCAGAACTCCAAGAAAGATTGATTGAAGACTCGATCACCTTCGAATAGGATGTTACAGTTATGCGAGGCGATCCACTCTTGGAGTGGGGGTTGGACTGCCATCGAAAGGCGATCCGTACCAGCGAAAACTTCTCCCTCTTCATACTTCCCAAGAATGTATAGATCTCGTTCTGTATTGTAATTACCTACAACAAGTTTCGCAGGGGCAGTTTCAAGCCAAGTCTTACCTTCCATATATTTACGGAATAGTGTGGTCTTTCCAGTTCCAGGTTGACCACCAACTGCGATGATCTTTCTAGTCTTTAGAGTATTCTTAATCAGTTTCACTTCAATGGTATCAGTAACCCCAAAATTATCAATCATATTAAATCACTCCAATCATTTGTTTATACTCATTCAATTTCACTTTGTTTCTACTTATCATATCAAATTTTTCCTGTAAATCTACATATCGTGTGTTCATAACTTCACTGATAGGGATTCCTAAATTTTGTTGTGTCATAATTTGGAACTCAGAAACTTTATTCATTGAATGTCTTTGGAACATAATATCACTACCATACTTAGTTACGATATTATAATCTAAACCCTGTTCTTTAAGTGTCCAAAAATTATGGTCGTGAACTTCATATCCATAGATCTCAGGGTTTAAACTAAACTCAGATCCATATTTTCTCTTATTTGTTTTGAAAAGCATCAATGGGTAAACCTCAATAGAAGATAATGGATTATCTTTATCTAGTATCCACTGTGCAACATCATTAAAGTATTCAACTGTATCATATGGTAAACCAAAGATTAATCCAGCCCCCATATTTACTTTACCCTTCCACTTTTCACCCAACCAATTTAAACGATCTTTAACTTTAGTTGGAGACAATCCTTTACCAATAGCACTGCCACTCTGCTTATTTAATGTTTCAATGCCAAAGAAATTACCAACTAAACCTGCTTCCTGTAACAAGTCAGCCTGATCAGGATACTTGTTTATCAAATCCAAACGCAAGTAGCAGCTGAAGTTTAACTTGAAAGGTAGGCTAGTAAATAATTTATGTATTGCTTCTATCTTATCATTATCATCATTGAATGTATCATCAGTTATGTAGTAGTTTGTACAACCAGTGGCTTCCCAAGTACGAATAAGATCATCACGAACTTCTTCGATGTCTCTTAAATAAGTACCTTTCTTTTTACCAATCAGCGAGTAACCACAAAACTTACATTTAAATATACACCCTCTTGCCATTTCTAATGGAAGTGCTTCTCCCTTTAGGATGTTAAAGTCTTTCCTCCACCAATGTGTCTTGATGTTATCCATTGATGGTTCTGGATAATCTTTTGAATCAATTAACTTTGGTAGGGTTCCATTAATAACTTTACTGGCAACATCAATAATTGCGTTGTCTGCATATCCAAGAACAAAACAATCTACTCTGGCATCTTCAAACATCTGAGATCTAGTTCCACCATATACAATTTTTAATCCTAGTTGCTTTAGGTGACTTAAAATAAAATCAGTTTCATGGGCATTCCAAAATGGAAATAGTGTTTGACTGCCCCAAAAAAATGTAGATGAAAACCCAATCCATTTCGTCTTTTCTGTTATTACATTATCAATGGCTTTAATAAATTCTGTTACAGTAAGAAATTGTATGAAATCAATAACCCGTGCATTGTATCCAGCATTTTCAAGAGCAGTTGCAATTCTATATGGTCCAAGATTTCTTTGAATCTGTGAGGATGTATCTGGGAGAGATACACCAGCAGAAACAATAATACAGTCAGTCATCTTTTAGCATCTTCAATTAGTTGTAACAGTTCTTCTTTAGTGAAGACCCACACCTTCCCCATGAAGTGGTGAGTGTCACTATCAATGTCTTTCTTTTTAGTGAATGACATCTTCTTAATTATATCTCTTGCAGCTACTTTAGACAAATTTTCTTTAATGATATCCGCATAGTCTGGTTGCATTTCTTTTATCTTCATCATCTCATGTTCTGAGACTTTGTGATTGACAATCAGCTGACATAACTCATAGCGCTCCAACAAGTCTTCGGTAGGAGTTGTCATTCTTCCAATCGTGCCAGTTGTAGTAGTATTACTAATGGTGACTGATCCTGTAGGTAAAGTTGTTAAACCACTAGGCACAGTTGTACTTGTTATCATAGTATTCATCAAAAATTCTCCAGTCCGATTAACATAGGTTCTTCATCATTAAACATCCAATCAAGATTCTCGATCTTTCCTGTATTCAAAAACGATGGGAATCTTTCCTTATCAATTCCTCGCTTATTGTCTAATCGAAGATCAATTGTCTCATTTCTAGCATCCCATAGCACTTGCCATTCAATACCATACCATCCATCCGACTCACATTGTTTAATTTCTTCTGCTTGTCTATCAAGATAGTATCCAAGATATCGACCATGTTTCTCTCTGAATATCTTTTTGAAAGAACACAAGCAGGTTTCCATAGTGAAGAAATCAATCTGATCTGCTAACTCTGGGAATCTCACTCTCGTCTCTTCACATATGGCATTGGCTTCAGCTTCAAGATTGTTATACTCGCTTGCAGTAAGTTTTCTATCATAGTCGTCATCTTTCCCGAGGGCGAGAAGCAACCCATTACGATGAGAGCGAGAGCCATCATAGTCGTCCAACATAAGTGAAGTAGGAGTAACGAGTACCCCAGCAGTATGCCTAAGATGCTGAATGTAAAACCAAGTACTATATCTGCCAAACTTATGAAGATTTGTTTTAATGACTGACCAAAGGTTATCAAAATTCTGCTTCTCGTTGTTTCCATAGTAACTCTCTAGTGTTTCTCGCTGTGTTTTATTCCCAATAAACTTTTGGTAAGATTCAAACATAACAGGAAGATGCCCTTTGTTCCACTTGGTGTCAGTCTGGTATCTTAGTCGTTTATAGTTAGTAGTATTCCATTGAGTCATACGATCAACTGTAGCCAACTCAAAGTCTGGAAATTCATTTAACAAAACCCATGATGTTGGAAGATAGTAAGTATTACCATACAACCAACAGAGCCAGAGTTTCTGTTCATCATTGTGTTCATATCGTTTGTTGAGATAGTTTGTTGCCCACACTGCTGGATCGCAGTCGTCATACTTCAACGACCAAGCATACCAGCGAATGAACGCTTCTCTACGATTTTGTTCTAGTCTATAATCAAGCATAATATGGTTTGAATTCTGTTTCTGGAACTGTCCAACACAAAGCACCTTCCCATGATTGATTGGGTGTGAATACAACATTAGTTGTATCACTTAAATTAACCAACGCATATGTGCCAGTAAGCAATCCTGCTAAAAATATGTATGTAGTTCCATCATTCTTTGATGCGTGATCAAATTTATGTTTCTTGATAGTAGAGTCACCCTCACCTGTACCACATTGAACATCAATACGAATGTTAGCAACTCTATCAATTAAATCGGCATCGCCTGTTCGTTTAAATGTTTCTGGGTTTGTTAAATCATCAGAACCATTTTTCTCTAGGTTATGCAGATTTAATTTGTCAGCTATGAAGTTTTTGAAAACAATCTCAGCCAGAGTTCCCATGCGCCAAGTATAGTAAACTGCCTCGCACGCACGACCATGATTGTTTAGTTTCTCAATGATTCCATTATTTTTCATAGTCATGTAGTCATTGATTATGATATTATCAATGCTACCAGTATATGGCACAGACAGTTGTGTATTGATAAGGTTGAAGATTGTATTTAATCTGCTATTGTATTTCTGCAACAGTTCATAGTTTGGCATGACTATATCTTTAGAGCCAAGCCAACCTTTCATCTTACCTTTAGAAGTAAACCCCATCCTCTTACGGAATTCTTTAGTCATTTAAAAACTCTTCCAAAGATGGTTGTTCCATTAATGCTTCTCTCAACCATGCTTTACCAACTGCATTAATAGCAGTCTGGGTTTTGGCTTTCTTTTTATCACCCCACTTATAAGATTCCAATCCTTCAGCAAGGAATTGCTCTCTTGCTTTGTATGGTGGTAGTGCTTGTAGTGGATTGACAATAGCGAAGTCACGATAAGCAATCTGCTCTGCTCTTGTTGGGAATAGTGGTTGGTCTGAACGAAGTGAACCTGTTGGATCAACTGCCCACCAAATCAAACCATTCTTGTAGTGCCATGTAACAGAAGAAGGAGTGCATGATATTTTAAGACGAGTTGACTTACGAACATTGACTGCATAATCTAGATATGCATCCCAACACTTTGATGCGTATCCATTACCTTCTTTACCTTCCAGCGTGACAATCTCATACAGATTACTATAACCATCTCGATTGAATGTGGCAAAGATTAGACAAACCACTTCACCATTGACTTCATATGCCAATGGAAGTGACTTCTCGTAGTTGTGGAAGCGAGTCCACAATGAGTGTGCAGCCGATAAGAACTTTGTATTCTTACCAGCTGGCGATGTTTTAATAAGATCTTCTACTTTCGTAGAGTTAACTAAATTCATGTTGATAATCTATTTCCATAGGAACATCTACTCTTTCGATCATCAAAGTGAGTTCACTATCAAATGTGTTGTAATGATTCATAATAAGGTTAATAGGATATCCTGCAACTTCTGCTCGTTTTGGAACATCCGCAGTAGAAGTAATTATACTACCATTCGGTAGATTTGTCAAATATAATGGTCGCTTACCATTGCGATAAAAACGCAATCTACCATCATCATATAATTCACATACTGCCATCGATGCATCTGGGAACTCTCTAAGAGGATCATCTGAATGTAATACTAACTCAGAGTCATTCTTGGTTTCAAATGTATACTGATAAAACTTATTCCAATTCTCTGGCAACTCTTGCGTGATAACTCCATTATGAACAATGGACTTCTTCTCGTTTGCTAGTGGCTGATTATATTCCAAATCGCTAGTGCTGTAACGGCAGTGACCAATGAGATATAATATATTGTCAACATTAACCATCTCCTCCAAATCATCTAAATGTCTAAACTGATCTGCAGGAACTGGTTCTTTAAATGTCATAATCTTATTGTTATAAAGAATCGACATACCAGTAGCATGCATTCCACGAATACGAGATTCATGGAATACTCTGCGAATCATATTAAAGTCATCCTTAATAGGATCCTTTATAATTGCTCCGATAATTGAACACATTATCCGAAGAACTCCTCTAATGCACCAACAGTTGTAGTCTTTGGCGGATGATACTTATGTAGCACTTCTGGTCCAAGTTTAGATTCTAGGTAGTCATACCACTCTTGACTGTCCCACATACCTGCATCGATACCATTCCAAAGATTACGACCAATGTGTCCCTTATGTTCTTTATTCAACCTACGGGATTCAACATAGTCATAACGACAGTCTTCATATTCTTTAGAACCCAACTCAAGCATCTTCTCACGGAAGTAAACAACCAATGAGATTCTCTCTGCCACTTCATCGAGCAATTCAATCTGAGTATTGCCATGCATAACTTCATGATTGTTAATCAATAGCAGATCTCCAGGTCTTGGGTTGACAGCAACACGATACTCTGGTGCTACAAGATGGCATCCACGATAGTTACCATTGTTAGATAATGTCAATAGATTGGAAAGACCATCAGTGAAGTCACCAGCATCAAAGTGACACGCAGTTCTGAATGATTTGTTTACAGTGATAGTAGTAAATGGAGTTTCTGGAACTAAGAATCTTGGATCAAGTTTCTTTGCAGCTTCCATTTGATTATTATATCTCCATGGCAACAACTCTTTAAAACCAGTGGCGAGTTGTTGAAGGAATGGGAATGCCATGGCAAACTTCTCTGGCTCACGAGCAGTGTAAGATGTTGCACGACCATATGGAAGACGAGGATAACGATCGAACCAACCAGCAATACCAGACATAACACCATTGGCATAGGTAGTCTGGCAAACATACTTATCGGCAACTCTCTTGACTTCTTTCTTCATTTCATCAACAGGAAGATTCTTGGTGGCATCAACCCAGTCTTCAAAAACAAAGTTATCTTTCTTAACTGCTTGGATACCCCAAACATTATTGCGAGTAGATGGTGCTTCTTTCTTACCTTTAAACTCTGCACGAATGTCTTCAATTGGGTCATCACCATACAAGTTTGCACCTGGATTTGTAAAGTAGTCAATCACTGCGTATTCATACTCAGTAACCCATTCACGATTACCCAACTTCTCTGCTCGTGGTCCAGCAGCCATACCTCTGTTTTGAGTTTCAGTTGCTGCTTCACGAAGACCAACATATGCTTGATCTTGTTGTTCTTTTGTAAAGTAATTCTTACGGAACTTCAGAACAATTCTTTCTTCAGAGAATGTTAACTCTGGATGTCCAGGAATCTCTGGCATGTATACATCTGTATCTTCTTCAATAAGATGATCATAATGCGACTCGTCTGGGAACTGTCCCAACATGTGAGTCATATCGTGTTTCTGTTTTGCTACAATTACCTTAACCATATTTTCTCCTAAAACTTAAATCCTTCGAACGATTCTGCTTTCTGTCGTCTTCCGAAAGAACTTTTATCAAATGCAGGTTCATCATCTTGTCCAGCGTCAGCCAATCCTTCTTGGGCAGATGCCTCAACATCATACAACTTCATCTTCGCTCGATCAACTCCAATAACAAATCTCTTATAAAAACTTGGATCGTTGTAGCGATTCTTCAACTGCTTTACAATAATTTGATTCAATCCTTCTAGTTCTTCGTTACTAACTAAAGCAAACATTAAGTCAGCAGTCGCAGGTAGACCAAATGATTCACTCGTATCTTCCAATCCTGGATCTGAGTTTGTGAATCCTGATCGAGTAGTTTGTGTAGCCGATACAATCGGAACATTATACTCAACAGCCAATCCTCTCAACTCTTCTGCGATAGCCTTAACATATGTATAAGAGTTAACATTTGCGCCTTGCTTCATTCGTTGAGAAGCACAGATGTTCAAGTAATCAATAAAGATTACATCAGGTCTAAACTCTCTCTTTAACTTTAGTTCTTCCAACAGTGCTCTGAAATGACCAGAGTGTGCGCCAGCAGTAGGATACTCTTTGATAATTAGTTTACCTTTGGTCTTATTAGTAATCTTACTAATTCGATTATCATAAATGTCTTTATCAATGACCTTCAACTCATCCATTGTTAGATTAAGTAGGTTAGCATCAATTCTTTCTGCGATTCGCTCTTCAGCCATCTCCATTGTTATGTATAAAACATTTTTACCCTGAACCAGATGACTCGCTCCAACATGGCACATGAACAAAGATTTACCAACACCAGTTCCTGCCAGAACAATGTTTAAAGTTTTCTTGTTGAGTCCACCTTTGGTGATTTTATTAAACATCTCAAGGTCGAAAGGAATCTTCTCTTCCACCCGATGATAAAAATCATACCTCGCATTGTGGTCATCCAAATAGTCATGACCGATATGATTATCAAATGAAATGGCAAGAGCATCAGAAAGAATAGAAGGGATCGCATCTTTGGTATGAACCTTGTCTGCGCCATCGATGATTTTAATTGATGAGAGGATTGCATTATATACAGCTTTGTCTTTACAAAATAGTTCAGTGTTCTCCATCATCCAATCTTCATTGACTTCTTCATGAGCCAATGAACCGATGTATTCGGTTAGTTCAGATAGTTCTTTATCAGTTAAGTCTTTCCTGTTGCTTACTTCGATCTGAAGAATTTCTTTTGTGGCAGACTTGTTATACTTCGTAAAGAAGTTAATAATCTCTGATGATAATACTGCTTCTTTACGATCTGAAAAATACTCTTTCTTTATGAAAGGAATAACCTTACGACAATACTGCTCATCATGTATCAGATTGCTCAGAATCTTTGTTTCTATCCTCATCAATACCGCCTGTGTATGTTAAATTATTTTTCTCAATTCCACGATGGATTAATTCTACAAGAATGTCTCCAATATATTTTTCAAATGGTTTAGGATCATTGATAACTTTATCAGCATAGTCTACAATACTGTAGTCAAACTTTATTTTAAGAATGTCGCTTTCTTCAAATGACACTTTACCATATGTGTAAATTATACCAGCAAATGGCTCTTCTGTCAACTTTAAAGCCTCTAAACCATCAGTGTTACTCTGTACTGTAACTACAGGAAGATTATTCAGTTTCAAAATCCAATTCCTCTAATGCTTTATCAAGACCATCAGACTGCAACATATCACCTTGCCCCATCGAGTATTTGTTCTTCACATAGTCGAAGAAAGACTTAGATGTTAGTAGTGGCAACCAAAACTCTTTGGTATCAGTATCTTTGATACGATATTTTTTATCTTCAATAACACCTGTTTCTACATCTACTTTCGAATACCAACCATTGCTAGGCTTGACAACATGTCCTGACTCGAGTGCAATATCCAGTAGACCGCTCCACTTACTAATACCACCATCAAGACGACCAGATAAAGCCACATTGATGATTGGGATTGAAGTAGGAATCATATCCTTCTTCGTGAAGAATTTAGAATTAGCAAGGATTGCTGAATCCTTGATAGTTGAACTC